GCACTTCTCCAAGCACTGAATGTATCAGTATTAAATGCAGTAATATTACTAACTTCTAACATCGGCTTAAACTTTGTACTAATACTAGTAGTCATATCTGGTTTTGTAGTATCCATATTGATTGTTGCCATTCTTGGCAGCAACTTAACTCCTCCGTACCCATACTCTAAATCATTGATAGGATTTTTACTACGCCAAACATATACGTAATCTGTATCTTTCGTAGTAAAAGAAAAATCAAAAGAATCTAACACATCTGCATCACCGTCCACAACATAAAACATTTCAGTTAACGCTAATTTAGCAGCCATGATGTGTGCTTGGTGTATACCTTTAACTCCATGAATTCTACGTGCGTATTTGAATCTAGAAATCAGTTTTTTATAATTCAAATCTGCATTAGATTCGTTATAACTAATAAACACTATATCATACATTATCAACTACCAGTTTGCTTTTCATTCTAGGAGGATTTATGTATACTGTTTTAAAAAACTGATTCTGGGTATCTCCTAAAATTGTAGGGCAAGGAATCTGTAAATGTTTTTCTATTTTTAATCCATAAGTTGTTATTTCTTCTAATACTTCATCTTCTGATTTTTCTTTTACAGTATCCACAAACAACTGATTTAAAAAAGAAAAATCTCTCACATTGGTATAATCCCAATCTGTACTATTAGTCATAAAACAGCCTTGTCTTGCTCCTAAAATAGCATATACTCCATTTTTTACATCTGATCCCACTGTCATCCAAATTAACAATCTATGTAAATTTTTCCAATGTATCTGTCTTGAAAATGTAGTGTCCTGAGATATTTTACTACCTTCTATCAAACTCATCTTCACACCTTCACGAAATCCGGCTCTCCACGCTTGAAGAGGAGTCGAATTATTGTAAACATCACTCATACACTTATCCATTTGGATATAATTAATATCCCAACAAAAATCTACTTGTGTTTTTGAATTATCTGACTCGGCATTTTCGTGTGTACGCATATTAAGTACTAATTCTGTAGGCCAACACTTTATACCGCCATTGCCATAAATTAAACCATTAATAATATTTCTAGCTCCAAAACTTACAACACTTTTATTATCTATATCACTACTGACAAATGTAACTTCTTGTTTCAACAATCCTGGATAAATTTTATTATCACCATCTATTATAATAACTCTGTCTGTTTCAGCAATTTTAGCACAAGCTTTATGAGCATTATCGCTGCCAAAAACACCGTGTACTCTTTTAGCATGAGGAATTTTAACTAACAAATCTGCATAATTTTCGTCAGCATTGGGTTCATCATAACTAAGATATACTACATCAAAGTCTTTAAATTTAATAGTTTTTGTCATTTAGGTAATCTCTTAAATAAAAAATTAGTTGGCAGTTGTAAAAACTCTGCTGCTTCTTGTTTATTTCTAACAGTGTGAACTGTTTTTATAAAGTTGTAGTCAGAACAAATAAATTCATATAGGTAAAGATAGTGCAAATCAAAATCTACACTTTCTAATTTTTCAATATTAAATCTTTCTAAGTTACAATACTTTAAAAAATCCTGTGTTTGTTTTTCGTTAATTCTATAAGTTTTATTATTGGTAAAATTTACAGTAAAATTCTCAAACTTTTTTTTACCGTTAATAAAATCTTTTACATTTTCTTCAGCTGTTTCTACGAACGTTCCGTCAGATTTTTTTTCGTTCGTAACAGAATATATCTTACCAGAGGAATCAAAGTATATGTACCATTTTTGCATATTTTTCTTCTATCTTTTCTATAATATAATCTGTTAAAAACGTTTCATCTACATAATGTAGTACACCTGTTTGTAAATAATTGCTAAATTTAATTTCCAAATCTTCATTACATTCTATTAAAACAGCATCAATCCAATTAGGATAAACATTCCAAGACTGTAATTCACTCTTCATATGCGTAAATTTTAACACATTTGCTTGTAAATTAACACCTAAAAGTTTACATGCTATAGCACTTGTTACATCCATACTTGGAAATTGTTGTGTATATAACGGACAATGCTCGCTGTAAAACTTTTTCCAATTTTTAGTTATAACTTCTACCCATTTATAAAATTCAAATGCCGACTTATCTTTTTTGAAATAATGAACACCAAAATATACATTAGGTAGATTATTGTGAATAAAACTTTTCCTGTTTATAGTATCTTTAATAGTGTTTCCTCGATAGTCCAATACAGATGTAGTAAGCATTATAGATTTATCTGTCAGATATTGCCACCAATGATCATTGCTAGACAATAACAGTACATCTGAATCGTATACCAAAGTATAATCAAAAGGTGAACAATGTATTAGTTTCCATCTATTTTCAATTTTCCAAGTGCTATTTTCGGCATCATCGCCCCAAGGAATAGATACTATATGGTCAAATGCTTTTATATAATTAAAAGGAACTGGATCATTAGTTACTAAACAAGTGCTACTGTTTTTATTAAAAATTTTTACTGTGAGAGCTGCTGCATACGCCTGTGTAACATAATCAACCTTGTCTGTATTTTGTGCAAAAAATAAATGACCACAGTTCATGATATACACCTTAATAGGCTATACTTATTCATCACATGCACATCAGTATTATCAGTTTTAACTACAGTATAATCGTTATTAGAATCTTGTAATAAAAATGCCGCAGAATCTTTATCTAGTCGAATCAAACTATCCATATCAGTAATATAATTAATTTTACCTGGAATTTCAATATTATTAAATTTGCATAAGACATGAACTGCTATACTGAATGCAAAATCATTTCTAAATTTGTTTTCTACTATTTGATATAAATCTCTATAATAATTCCAATTATCTCTTATATGTCTAACATATTGAAAAAATATATTGTTAAATTCTGTTTTTTTGAAATATAATACTGTAGCCCAATAAAACGGAATAGAAAATTGGTTAATGTACTTAAACTCATCTGAGTCGTAACCTGATAAGTTAAAAGAATTTTTGTACAAAAGAAGATCGTTGCCTAGCTTAAAACAATTATTTAAAAAATCACTCTGTATGACATAATCTACATCTACTACAATCGTTTCTTGATATGGAGTAATGTCGTATACTTCTAATCTACTAAAATTTTTCCAAGGTAATTTAGTTCCTCGATCGCTATCATGAAAAGTTTTAGAATATACAGAGTTATCTTCTATGTAAAAAATTTTATCAAATAGTGCCGAATCATCAACAGGAGTATCCGTAACTAAACTTACTGGTAAATTTAAAAACGTATTTGCTCTTTTAGCAACATCTTTAGCCAATTTAACATAATCTAGTCCGTTGTTAAAAGCAAATAATACTAAACCCTGATTCATTTTAAGATACTTTCTATAGTTTCTACGGTTTTTAGTTTTTCATATTGAAAGAAAAACCTGTTATTTGCTTGTATATGCTTGTTTACAATAGCATTTAGAAAAGTTTCAATATTTTCAATTCTAATCGGTGTATTATTTTCGTCAAGTAGCACTATTGTTGTATCTTGTGACAACTCTTTAATTGTGTTAACATAAGATATTAGCTCTTTGGTAGCTTTAAACACACCATTATTTTCGAAGTAGAAAAGATTAAGATCGTATTCTTCTTGAAAGATACGTTTTTGATTAGCTATAGATGCTGCAACTTTCGAAATTTCGAAAGCTTTTTCAATTTTAGTCATTAAAATACTCACAATTACAATAATTGTAATTATGCATATTCTAACCTAACAGAAAAATTTATGAAAGTACAGTTGTTGTAATAGCAGTTTGGCTAAAACCAATATTTCCTGCTGCGAATGATACATTAGAACCTGAAGGTCTGGCCATTGTGACAACACTTCCTATTGTTCCTGTAACTAGTTCGTCAACTAACGGACCAAATGGTGGAGGGGGACTTGGACTAGGTCTATCTCCAGTATCGTCATCTCTGAACTGAATAGTAAAAATAACTTGAGTAGGTTCTGTACCTGAGCCAAACCCACTGTTTAACCTTGCCTGTATATTATAATCGTTCTCTAAATAAACGCCTGCTGCGGCAGTTGTAATGTAAATCTGTTGATTTGTTGTAGTCAAATCGTAAAATCCAATACTGGATCCTGTGCCTGCACGACCGACTGCTGCTGTTCCTGACACCGTTCCTGTTTGAGTATAATCAAAAAAGATAGTACCCATGCCACTAGGAGTTGTATTATTTCCTAGCATGTTAGTCCATTCAGTATCTTTGGTATTTGATGCAGCTCCTGTTCTAGATGCTGAAAATCTGATTTGTCCGCCGGCATTAAAAAAATATCTTGCTTGTAATGCTGTTGTAAATGTAACAATAACTTGATGATATAATATTCCGTTCCAACTAGGTGTATAAGTACTGGATATACCTGCTTCTACTGATCTCTGATTATCCGCACATACTCTATTATTAGTAGTAACTAGATCAGACATAGTGTCGTATTCTGCGTAAATAGTTTCCGATACAGTTGTATTAGGGTCAACATTAGTTAAGCTTTCAGTTGTTCCTGTCTGATGCTGTCTTGCTCTTAACAAGTCTGCTCTCAGATTATCCATATTAAATTCGTCAATTTGCGAATCTGCCACTTCCGAAATACTAGCTAAATCAACTTGACCGTAGCCTGTTGATCCGGTTCCCATTACTAGAACCATTTTATTTCTAATATTTTCAAAATCGGCTACTTGAATGAGTCCGTTTACGCCTCGTACCATCTTATTAATCCTTTAAATAATTACACATTCTATTAATTTAACACCTGGATCGTTATTAGACTCCAAAGATATAGCAAACACATCGGCATTATTTCCAAATGCAGCTTGAGCTGTTCCATTATTACCGGCTACTAATTTTTGTCCTTTAACTACTACACCGTCAACTTTAACAGGAACACGGCCCTTTAGTGCCACATAAACTCCGCCTTCTAATTCACTATTCATCATAAATGCAGGATTAGCACTAATTACTCCAATTGCTCTGTTTCCAACACTACTAGCAGTAATTTCTTTTTCTCCGCCTACTACAACCACTGTACCGGTATCATAGTCTGCATCTGGTAAGTATTTTTCTGCTAAGTCAGCGAATCTTGCTCTTGTTGCTGTACCTTGAAATAAGTTAGCAAATATATCACCTGACGAATTTCTTGCTGCAATAGTTTCTGATCCAGCACTAATTGTTGTAGTTGCTACTCTATAAGAACCGTTAACTAACATTGAATTAGCCTGTGTAGCTGATCCGTTAAATGTACTTGCAAATACTGTGTCATATCTTCTAGAAACAGAACCAATATTGCTAAGTCCTGTAACTCCTGGATAAAAATCTGCACCGTCTAAAATAATAGGTGTTTTTGTTCCGCTAGATGTTGTTTGAAAATTAATTCGTGTTCCGACAGTATTTTTAATAGTTGCTACATCGCCAGTTACTGATACTTCTAAATCATTACTGTCACCTACTGTAAATCCTGGGTCGAAGAAACGTGCTACCACTGAAAAAGTAGGTGTTTGGTCGCTTCTAACGAAATTAGCAGCAGTAACACCGCCTAATCTGTCGGAATCGCTGGCAGTGCCCCAATATCTGTGAGCACTAGATGTTGCTCCTTCGTTGACCCCCGATGTAGGAGTATTAACTAATGTAAGACCTCGCTTGATTTGAGTGAATCCTGTAATTGGATTTACTATTGAATCTAATGTAAAGTCAGGATCATTACTAATAATGTAAACTGTATCCTCATTTACTATTGCTTCAATGATTGCATGAGAACCATTAGTGTTATCTCTTACACTGCGAGAACGCATCTGTGTGGTTCCGCTTCCTACAGCAGCTTGTGGTCCAACTAGCACAAATTCTGCACCGTCCCAAGAATAAAGCTGATTATTAGCTGTATCCCACCAGAAATCACCAGTTGTTAAACCTGTTGGTGCCGTAGAAGAAATTTCAGCACCCCCTGTAGTTCTCCACTTAGATTGATCGTAAAATTTAAGCTTTTTAGATGAACTATCGTACCAAATTTGGCCGCTTAAAGGCTTTGGAGGAGCACTTGGGCTGCTGAAATTCTCCAGCATATGCACCAAATTTTCATTCTGAGCCTCGCCATATCCAGCATAATTCTTGCCGATTAGCTTAATATCTGTAGTAGTATCTATGGTTCCGTCTTCAACTACTGCTAGTGTTGTTCCATTGTATCTATCAATACTGTATGGCATGTGTAATACCCCTTAACTTAGTATATTTATTAGTATTTTAATTCTTTGTTTACGGTCATAGATTGCCTATAAACGTCCATTTTAGCACTGTGCTATCACTTACTAACCTAAATAGCTTGTTTGTTCTATTTACTGAAACAGTAGCTGATCCTAAATTCATGTTATTTGTAGTAAAATCAACAAGAACGTTTTGATTTTCGCTGCCGCCTGCTTTATCTACAGTGACAAAAGTCTTTACAATTTCACCGTTAACTAGAGGAAAAGTTGACGAACTTAATGTTACATCAGGATATGTTATAACTTGTTCTGTACAGTGAATTCTACATTCTGCGTCTTCTTCATATTCAGGTTCTGGTGCGATTATTGCTAAAACATCTTCAATATCAGTATCACTTAATCCTGTAATATCCATACTTAGTGTCAATGTACGAGATCTAAGTGTTGCATCAACATAATTTTTAGTAGCAGCATCTTGCGGATCTATAGGATCTACAACTCCTGCGATTCTAGCATTAGGACCAATTAGTTGAATTTTTCCTGTTCCGTTAACTTCTAATTCTACATTACCATCAGTATTTGTAGCTGTAATTCTATTTGAATTAATAAAAATATTATCTACAATTAATTGTGATAAAATTCCTAAACTTGTAAGACTACTAGAAACTACTGTAGGACCTAAAGTCGTAGAATTTAAAACTGATGCACCATTAATTTTGTAATCTTTTCCTACTGCAACATCAAAGCTTTCTGTGCTTTTCCATGCAGTATTTGCTAAATTCCATGTTAACTTGTGATCAGTAGTACCTCTTAATACTATTCCGCCCTGATCTGCATAATTGTCTGATACAGAACTATCTGCATTAGCAGCCAGTTCAATAATATGATCTTCGATTACTAAGTTTGTACTATTAATTGTAGTAGTGCTACCCTCAACTAATAAATTACCGCTTACTCTCATACTACCGCCAACATCTAAGGTGTAAGCAGGTGTAGCATTAAAAACACCCATGAAGTCGCTTGCAGAATTAATCGTAATTGCGTCTTTAGTGTTTGTAGAATTTTTTGTTCTTATTCTAAAAACTTGATTTGAAGTATTAGAAATTAGTTGAAATGCGTTGCTATCTGATCTTATTTCGTTGTTTCCGCCTGGGCCTAAAATTAATGGTAAACTATTGATCAAAGTCACTGTACCTGTTGATCCTGTATTAGTTTCTGATTTCATGAAACTATCAGTGTCAAAAATATTTCCAACAGAATCGACTAAAGAATCTGCTTTAGTAGCGGTAATTTTGAATTTCTGTCCTGGCAATGTACTTTGATTAAATCCTGGACCAATATTTCCTACAAATTGAGCAATACTTTGTAATGGCGTAAATTCGACTACTTCTTTGCTAAAGATACCCAATAAAGTATTACCTACCCAGAATTTAACAATTGTTCTTGGAATATTATTTGTATCTAAGATTGTTTCTACCGTTGGCCCTGATATGCCCTGAGTTCGGCTATATATGGGTCCGACCAAAAAAGTGTCTTGACCATCGTTCACATAAACCTGATTTTCTGTACTGTTAATCCACGTATCGCCTTGAATTAACGGAGGCTGATTTCCTGAAACAATAGGACCTGCACCAATTCTAAATCCAGCACCATCGTAGACTTTTAATCTGTTTTCAGCAGTATCAAACCATATTTGACCTACTATAGGATTACTAGGGGCACTATCGTTAGCAAAATTTTCTAGAATTTTAATAAAGTTTTCATTAATATATTCTCCATATCCAGATACATTTTTACCAATTATGGTAATATCTGTCGTGGTTTGATCTATATTGCTATCTATTATTTCTACAAGTAGAGACCCATCTGTTTTATTAATTTTATATGCCATCGTATATCCTTAGGTAAACTCACCTGTGTAAATTATATAATTGATTGTAAGATACGGATTCATTAAATTTACTGGGTTTCCTAAAACAGGTGCGTCAACGCCGCCACTATTAGTTAAAAATTGTCCGGTTCCTGCGCTATTAGGACCGTTAGTTGTATGCGGTACAGCGTCAATGTCTGATATAGGATCTGCAGAATTTCTAATTGCATAATACTGATTGCCTTTAGTTCCTGAAGATGTAGTTCCCCTTAAATCGTGTTTATGATCTGGAAGATCTGCTACTGCTAAAGAATAGTCTTCTAATCCATTTCCTGAACCAATACTGTCCGCAGTTACATCAGTGACTCTATTTGCAACGGTACTTGGATTTCCATTTTTGTCTATCGTTGTAGTTCCTGTTCCGCCAGCTTGTAAAGGAACGATAAACCCGTTTATCATATTGTCAGCACCTAGTGCAAATCTTCCTCTTAAGTCTGGTAATGCAAATGTTCCTACACCTAATAATAACCCGACAGGTTTGTAAGTATATTGAATTAAGTCATATAACGCTGGATAACTTGATACTAATACTTCACTACCATCACAAAATAAAAATCCTGGTGGCGGAGTTGGTCCAGGACCAGCAAAAGGAATAATAGTACCTACAGGCAAAACTCCAGCTGTGCTAAAGAAATTACCCACTGTAATTTTACGCAAGCCTACTGTAGGTCTATGCAAAATTAAAGCATCGTCGCTATTTGTGAAACTAATAGCAGTTTTAGCATTAATAAAATCTTGGTTAATTTGTGTTGTAAAAGTAGCTAGACCACCAGTTTGCTGTCCATTAAAACTAATAGTATTACTAGTAACATCTCCAGTTAAACTAAATGATGTTGCACTAGCCAATTTACTTGCAGTACCTGTTACTGAACCAATAAATTGTCCTGTGAATGATCCCGAAAACGTAGTGGCACTTACTGAATTAGCAAAAATATTTCTGTAAGGAAAAGTAGCACTACCTATATCATAAGTGTTAATAGCAGTAGGTAAAATACTCTTTGTGTTAGTAGTACCATGTACAGAAAGAGTTTGTCCAACTTGTAACGACTTAGTAATACTTGCGCCGCCTGCTGTTTGTAAACTTCCTGTAGTAAGGTCTGTTGCATCTACTGTACTTGAAATATTAAATCCGTCAGTTACTTTAATTTTTCCAACTACGTCTAATGCTTCTGTTGGGTTAGTTTTATTAATACCTACATTAGTACCGCTGACTGTAATAACATCTTGGCTCGAACCGTCTTTATTTGTTCTTATAAAAATACTAGAACCCTCTGTTCTGTTATAGATAACAGTCGCTCCAGCATCATTATTACTAATACTAACTGATAAATCTGCTCCTAAGGTTAATCCTTGATTATTTCTAATTGATAACGGAGAGTTAGTAACACTTGCTACATTAGATCTAAGATAACTAGTAGCAGGTTCACCGCCTAATTTCTCGCTGTCTGAAGCAGTTCCATATAATTTAAATCCTGTGGCACTATCCGTTACTCCGGCTGAATTAGTATTAACAAGATTTAACCCCTTTCTTATTAAAGGAAATCCCTCTATAACTGCTTTTGGAGTAAAATCATCACCACTAACAATAAGGACTGGATTGTTAGAAATATAAAAAGTAATTATATTGTGACTAGCATTTAAAACATCAAAAATTTGTTCGACCTTAGGACCAGTCAAACTGCCTTCACTAAACTGAGGCCCTACTAAAATCCAGCTAGAACCTGACCACAGATATAGTTGTTGGTTAGCAGTATCTGCCCATATGTCGCCAATAACACTATTGGCTGCTAAAGGAGCAGTTGCAGCTTTCTGAACATTTCCTGCTGCTGACCACGTTGTGCCATCATAAATTTTTAACTGAGGCTGCGGTTCTGCACTAGTTACATCTGTGTCGTACCATAATTGTCCAATTATCGGATTAGCTGGAGCAGTAGCACTAGAAAAATTTTCTAACATATGTAAAAAATTTTCTGCTATGTATGTACCGTATCCTGGAAAATTTTTACCTACAAAATTAATACTTGTTGTGTAATCATCAACTTGCCCATCGGCAACTACGATACTACCGTTATTGGGCTCATCTGTAAATCTTACTGTATAGCTCATTGTGCCACCTCATTCAGACCTGTTAAACTTTGTATTCTAACAGTATAATCAACCTGAATTAATCTATTAAGACTCTTTTGTACTGGATGAAATATAACATGAGTTAACAATCTACTTTGTCCAGTCGCACTATACGATTTTAAACCTAATTCATCAAACACAAAATCACTGTTGTTGTTGGTAGTGTTATCAAATGCCTCTTGTCCAGTAGGCTCGCCGTAGTCTAACAAACAAGTTATAAACAAATCTGTATAATTAGTACCGGTTAAGTGACGTGTTTCAATCTTATTTCTTATAGGATCTACATTAGCTACAGCTCTATCATCAACGACCTTTGAATAGGTTTGATTGTATAAACTAGCATTAACCCCAGTACTATTAGGAGTTAGATATGTAATGATCCCTGTAGGATCAACAGTAGTTCCACCATTACCAAATACCATTTCATAAACAAATCCTTGTCCAGAATTAGCCAAAGATTCTGCTAGTGAAATACTCATATTTTCATAATGGATCGCATTACGTTTATTAATATAAACTTCGGCACTGATAGGATCATATATTTTAATATGCCCTTCTATGTGAATTCCTGATAAGTCTTTTCCGTGCATAATAGTCTCTTTTAATGTATTATTTATCTAGGTTTATAATGTGTTACTTTTACTCAATAAGTTGGCCAAATTGGTTCTGCATCTTTAATGAAATTGGCGATTGTATTATTAGAATCTGTTAAACTCTTATATCTATATCCATTATCCTTACCAACTCCTGAATATGTGAAAGTAGCTATGCTTTGAGTGCTATCAAAGCTTAAAGAAGTTACAATTATTTCAATATCATTATCTGGGGAAACTCCGCCAACAAGCACTCCTGGCAATATTACCCTGTCTCCAATATTGTAGTTAGAACCGCCCAATTTCAAAGTAACTACGTAGTCTGTTCCATATTTGTATACATCAAATATTGCATTTCCGTATGCTGCTGGAACATTTCTGTAAATTTCTGGCTCATTTACTTCGTCGCCCCAAATTTTACCAATTTTCTTTATAACTACAATTCTACTGTTAATTGGTGCTTCCGTAGTCAATCTCACACCAGCTGTTCCATTTACTGCAAAGTCTGCTTCAATTTGACGGTCACCTTCTGGACTATCTGGATAATCTAGACTTAGATCGAATCTACTATAACTTGTTTTCTTCAATCTGTACCCACCGACAAAAACATCTAATTCATTACTCTGCATATATCCTGAAGGAATGGTTTCTGTATACCAGTCCGTATCAGTAACAGCAGGTATGTAGTTTAATCCTAAGGTTCTTGAACTACCATCACTAACAAATGTTTCTACAATATGCTGGTCTGCATAAGGTATGGTCTCCGTTTTACCAAAATCTATCACTGTGCTTCCAGATACATGAGTTGTAGGTATACTTGTTCCTAAAGTTCCTCTTCTGATTTGACTTAAGACATTGCCTGTTTTAACAAAGAATTCTATTCTTTCTCCGTTAATTTCAATAATACCCGGAACATTACTGCTTATATTTGGTTCGGTTAATACCGCTCCATTTGCTACATGAATTTCTTTATCTCGTTGTAATAAATCTCGAGTTAATGTTGTAACTTTATTCTTGTTAAGTCGTTTATAATGGGTGCGATTTAACATATCTTTAAATTGCATATAACCATAAGCCGCAGATATTGGAGTATTTCCGAATGTAATAATATCAAACTTGTCAGTTGATAATAACGGTTCGACAAATCTGATGGTACGCAGATCTTCATCTAAATAATAATCTATACTATGTGATAATAATCGTTTATTTTTAGCTACCCACACATAATCATCAGACGGAACTGTTCTAAATAATCTTATTGCACCGCCTTTTAATCTCATAAATTCATAATATGATGAAGAACCTACTACTAAACTAGACGTTAAATCATAACGCTGATTAGATCTGATTATTTTTTGTGTGTCATTTAAGTAGAATGATATAACTTCAACAGTATCAGTCGACAACGGAGTTGTTGTAAAAGTAATGTTTGTATTGTTTATAGTATAATCTGCATCTAACAATAATGTAATAGATATTGTTCCACCCTCAACATATTGTGTTGGCTGAATAATCACAGTATTATTAGAAGTATCATATGTATACTCAATAAAGTCAAGCTTAACACCATTTATTGTTACTACAACATCTATAGGAGATACTGTAAACGGCAAAGCTTTGTATACCGGAATAGCATACGATAAAATATAATTTTCTAATTTATAATTTACTGTATCTCCAGGTGTCAATAATAATCCATTTTTAATTACTAGAACATTATTCGATAAAAGTACTTTATTACCAATAGCATTTCCTAAAGTAAATGTACTAGTACTTCCATCGACACTTAGTGTTTCTGACTTAACTACACTTAGACTATTATTACCGTCACTGGTGATTACATAACTAATTAAACTATTCAATAGAGGAGCAGCACCAAATCTAATACCTACTTTTGGATTTGAAGTACCTGCTGCTTTAAAGATTTCATAGGTAGCATCGTTGCCATCTAATAATACTGTTACTCCTAATCTATCTATGGCTTGTTGCTCACTAATATCAGTGGCTAAACTTGGCCATGGAGCATTAGTTACATACTCTAAAGCAACACCATCTGCATTTACTATTGCAGTGTCTAATAAATGTTCTGTAGCTATACTAAAACTTATAACTGATAGAAGTTGACCTGCTGTGGGTACAGCAGTTAATGTTATTTCCTTTGCTGCATAATCGTAAGAATAATCAGTTCCATAAGTTAATAGTAGGTTATCTAATTTTACTAATAAAGATTCAAAAGTTTGTAGATATTGCCCAATATTAAATGTTGTTTGAATTCCATCACAAATGTAATTCTTAAACAATATTTTACTATTTCCAGCACCTGGTAATCTAAACACCTTAATAGCCACAGTATCTGATATATGTCCTGGTACTACTTCTTCAGGTGCGTAGCTGTGGGCAGGAGTTATAAACCCTTCACCATCTAACACTATATCATCTGGTGCAAAACCAGTTGCTGTAGTATATGCTAAATTACCGCCTGAAAGTTGCGTATCATAACTATCAGCATCAGGTTCAAATGTTCCGTCGCTAGTACTCTTTCTAAAAATTAAAATGTCGCCTTCGTTTAAATTTAAAGGAGGGTTACTAGTTAAATTAGGTAATACAACTATTCTGTTTACACCATCTCCAACAAAAGTTTGCATGTAAGTACCTGGAGGTGCAATTTTTCTTCCGTTAGGTTGAACAGTTACTCCATTATACGAATTAAAGTAAGGATCATCAATTCTACGACCATTTAGATATACGTTAATCTGCATACCGGCAGAAGGAATATAGTCCAATTCGTGTTCGTATTGTAAAGAACTATCTGCATTTAATTTTACTATTTCATCATCAAATGTAGCATCAAAACCATCCCAACTTTCATCTGTCCAATTTAGTGCATCCCACCCACCAGATGTAGTGAATCCTAGCCCTGTAATATTAACTCCGCCAAAATCAATCCCTGTCATTAATTGGGCTAAATCTTTTCCGAGTTGTCCTGTTTGCGGATTATAATAAAAATTAATTCTATCAACTGCTGACAAGTGATTAAAATCTTTTTCGTAGGTAACAACTACTTGATCTCCAGAAGCAGGTGCAGTATCAAAGGTTATTAATCCTGAATAACTGGTATATCCTTTAACTGTTGATTTTTTAGTTGTTAGTTTGTAATCATCTCTTAGAACATCAACACCGTTAATTGTTACTTTTGGAAGTACATTTCCGTCGCTAACAGTTTTAGATGCTTTAGGACTAAATTGTAATGGCCATTGTAATCTATTTCCAGTTCCGGTAAACGTAGCAGTAGCTTCCAATTCAGTCACTATATATGATTTGCTTATTCTGTCAAATTTAACTGTAATTTTATTAGATCTAATAACGCTTTCATCAATAACGGCAACTACTTTAGCTTCGACTCCGTCTTGACCTAACCCGCCATCCAACATAATTGTAGGTGCTTTTAAGTATCCAGTACCATTGTTAATTATTTGTATTCTGTTTACTCTGCCGTTTGAAATATAAGCTTTAGCTTCTGCTCCAGTTCCAAAACCTCCCATAAATCTTACTATAGGTGCTCGAATATATCCTGAGCCGCCATCTACAATTTGAATGTCGGTAATTTTAAAGCCTATATTATCATACCAAAACTTCCATGGGTATTGTTGAATATCTTCAAACAATGTTTCAACTTGACCTTCTTCATTTAGTTTAACACTTACAGGTAGTATAGTATTATTATTAATATAAGGTATGAGGTCAAAATCAGTTACTGCACTTTGAGAATTGTCGAAAGAACTATAAGCACTTACATATTCTCTTACTTTTGTTCTGTAAGGTTTTACTTCTTTAACATAATTTTCAAAATCTTCTAAACTATCACTATTATAAGTAACTTTCTGTCTTAACTCTCCAGCATTATGTGTAGCCTTAACAAAACTTGTTTTAAATGCCCAATCAACATATAGCTGTTCCTTGAATACATATCTTAAAGAAGCGAAGAATAACTTGATATATTCAGAACGTAAGTTATCTACAAACAATTTATCTTTTATAGTATTAAGAATAATTCTTAATTCTTCTAATGCACTAGCATCATACACCTCTGAATCAAACAGAGGACCGTCAAATCCTAAACTTGTGTTTTTAAATGTATATAAAGTTTTTAAGAACTGAATCGTTCCATTCTGTCTAGCAACTACTTTATAATTTAATGAATAATCTATAGTATCAACATTATCAAATTTTTCTAACAGAACCCAACCGCCAGATCCTATGTTTTTAACTTTAATTATTGCACCAATAAAGTCTTCTAGTAATGCAAGTTCATAAGTATTTTCGATTACATAATCAATTTTTGTAAACTGATTATAACCGTCGACATACCAATCTATGTAGTTCCAATATTTGGTTACATCGTAGGATTGATTTCTTATTTTGTTCCATACTTTTAATTTTTTATTCCACTCGTACATCGACCATTTATCAAATGTAGTACTATCGCTTCGTACTAATACCGTGAAAGGTCTTACTAAGAAAGAAGTATTAGAACCGTATCCTTCTCCTGAGTTTATAATTTCAACATCTGTAACTTTTCCTTGAGCATCAATAATAGTTTTAATTTCTGCATTTATACCTGATCCTGTAATAGATAATTGAGGAGATTTAATATACCCGTATCCTGGATTTATAATTTCTGCATCTACTATTCTGCCATTAATAATAACCGGATTTAGAACTGCTTGTTCTAAGTAAGCTATACCTATAAATCTTAATTCTGTTTCAAAATCTATAACTTTGTCATACTTGCCAGTTATTATAGAAGGAGGATTCTCTGATTTCATTAAATCAGATAAGTCAAATTCATCTACTATTAACTCTTTAGACAATACTTGATTAACACGCTCAATTATTTCTTTAACAGCTTCTACTCTGTTAACGAACATACTCTGTCTAGGTCTATTTTCTATACCATATCTTAATTTTGCTGGCAATTTTAGATTAGGTAATAATTTGTTGTTTTCATCTTTTCCAACTAAACTATTAATCCACTTAGACTCTATTTCTCTAGGTATTATAGTATTAGTGTGCTCACTAACAATTTTCCAATGACTATGATAATTTTGTTGTTGATTATCAATTAACCAATATTGAACAGATAGTACAACATTTTTATCTTGTAGATATTGTTCTACATTAACAAGACTAAAACTGTTTGTGCCGGTTAATGCTATACATGGATAACCTTCTCCTACTGGATCTGCGATTAATCTGGCTACATCTGATGCGCTAATTGCCCTGCCAGTAACATTAGGAACTATCGAAGTATTCTTGACCCAATAATAATAGGTATTAATAAAAGTCTGACTTACCGAATCATACTTTTGTTTTACACTATAAACGGCGTCACCATATTTTGATGTTCCAGAAATATTTTGTGTGAACCCTTCTTCTGTACCCGATAGTGCATCCCATTGACTAGGAAGGTATCTACTTTCTACCCATTCATAGATATCTATACTAGCTGTTTCGTATAACCTATTCCATGTTGTAGTTCTATAAACTACATCGCCGCCTGCAAATTCTAAAAATCTAGCTGTAGTTAAATCCCACCATAACATGCCTTTTTGAGTATTGGTCCAATTTAGTCCTGTATCAACATTTACAGAACTGTTACCTTGACTATATACCGCTGGGTCGAAATAAGTTTTAAATTTAATTTCTTGATCTGCTATGCCAGGAATTTTTCCTTGTAATGGATCTACTACATCCAAATAACTTAAAATTTGATTAGTTATTCTATTGTATAAGAACGCTTTTTTAATTTTGTTTGTATTTGGGATATCGCTTTCTACATTTTTTTCTGTCCAACATAGTCTATTTGGTTTTGTGAAAGAATACACTTTACCTGCATCTACTTCATAATCGTCGTCCGTAGGTGCACCAACCAACACAGTATTTCGGCCTATTGCTATAGAACGTCCATAACTATCATTTAAATCGTTTGTTGCAGCAGCAGTTAATGATTCACCGTAAATAAATTTAGAGCTATATCTATCAAAAATATCAATTCTTCCGGTGTCTTTTTGCACATCCAAAATTCTTAAAGCTCTACTATCAAAGAATGTAGTATTGTTGTCAAACTTAGTTTCGTTCTGTACATCACCGTTTACACTGAATACCACTAGAGTTTTATCATCATTCATAAAATCTATAAATGTTCCAAATTTTTCTCTAGGTTCTTTTTGAATACTATAAAGATCTTGTACTTTAGAGAAAGTACTTGTGCTTTCTTCAAACACTAACACTCTTCCTTGATCCAATTCATCCTTATCAGTTAATATAGAACTTACCGCAAGATAATTTCCTGATGCACTTAATGCTATAGATTCTCCAAAACGTTCTCTAGTTTGAATGTTTAAAGTTTGTGAACCTAGTGTATCTACTAATACAAAAGATTCTCCGCTATATTCAT